AACACTATGAGCACCGCCGAAAAGTTAAACCTACCACCACTAGAACCTTGGCAACCTTCCAATGTCCTCAGAGATGCCGTTTCAGGCGTCAGAGACGAGCTTGAGCGTCTCCGGGCTGACCGTGAAATTCTTATCTTCCTCTTGCATGACGAGTTTATGGAAAACGGAGGTCACTTCCAAAGCACGGAAGCGGATTGCGTTTTTCGTCAACGCTTTGGCCGCATGGATGAAAACAACGTTAATATCTTCACGCGCCTCATGCGTAACAAACCAACAACCCTGAACGACTAACACGACAAACCGCCATGCATCCACTATCACTTAAAGACCGCCTAGCGTTGTTCGCAGGAGCCTTTTGGCTCGTATCGACCGCCATTTACATCATCCTTACTGCCGACGCGCACAAGCTCTCACAGGAGCAAAAGGAAACCCTAGAGGCCGTAGGCGTCGAAACCAAATAAACATGGAAATTACAAACCGCCTAGAAACCGCCCGGCTCCTCATCAAAAACCTTATTGGCTCCGGGCAAGCTGAACCAGCAATGGCAGCGCGTTATGCCGTCCGGCACACTGACTTGCCCGCCGACTTAATACCGCAACTTGAACAGTTCGCGAATGGGTTGACAAACCGCCGCACCCAATAATAAAACAGTACTGAATCAGAGGGTTAACTGCAACAAAACTGTAACAAACATGAGCACACGCAAAAACGGAAGTCGCTTCATGGCAGACTTCATGGTTGACGGTTATAGATACCGCCGACAATTTCCAACGGCTGAGGAAGCAGCAGCTTGGGAGACAGACCTGAAAAAACGCCTCCGGCTCGGTTTGCCATACGCTGAGCTACTAGAGGCCAAAGGCGACAGTATCACACTAGGGGAGCTCCTAGACAAGACTCTTGTGCGTTATTGGGAAGGCACGGCCAACGAGCGCACCAGCATCACCAACATAAGACAACTTGAGGAACACTTCGGAGCAGATAAACCTATCGCGCGTATAGACACGGCAGCCATAGACGACCTAGTAGGCGCGATGGAGAAGCGCAACCTAGCAGCATCTACTATCAACAGTCGCCTTGCTACGCTATCTAAGGCTTTCACGTTTGCCATCGACCGAGGCTACATATCAAACCGCCCCAAAATAGAGCGCAAGCGCGTTAGCAACGCCCGGCTGCGCTACCTGACGGACGAGGAAGAGCATACTATAATTGACTGTCTAGAGGCAGATGGACGCGACGACTTTGCGCGGTTTTTCGAGTGGTCTATCGACACCGGGATGCGCCCTATAGAATCCCGGAACGTATCGCAAACCGCCGTACGGGACGACGACAGGCTTGGCAAGGTAGTTGACCTACGTAAAACGAAGAATGCCTACCCGCGCACGTTACCGCTAACAAACCGCGCCCATAAGGCATACACCGCGCTTTCTGATGAGTTTTTACCCTTTGCACGTATGAACGAAAACCGCATACGTAGCAACTGGCAGTTTGTCCGGGACTGCCTGAACGAGACTGACCCGGAGTTCGTGTTTTACATGACGCGCCACACGTGTGCGTCTCGCCTCGTGCAACGCGGGGTTGCCCTCTACGCCGTTAAGGAGTTCATGGGCCACAAGACCTACGAGATGACAATGCGGTACGCCAAGCTTTCCCCGGAGAATTTACTTGACGCTAAGGTGGCCCTTGAACAGTCTCCCTACAGACAAACCGCCCAAAGCGTTTAATCACCCACCAACATAATATGAAACCATTAAGCGAGACGTACAAAAAACTAGGGATTGATTTTACCTTCCCTATTGAGATTAAGGATGCCAACGGTAACACGACTTACTACGAGGCCAGTAATGGAAGGTGGTACAGGCGTGAATATGACAACAAGGGTAACAGGACTTACCACGGGAATAGCGACGGCTACTGCATCGGTATACCCCGAAGCGAGTCCTGTGACGGTAAGGTCGTAGAGATTGACGGTCAGAAGTACGAACTTAAACTTACAGCACAATAACAATATGAAAATATCAATACAGCAAGATGACATCACCTCATACATCGAGTTCGAGGACTACGATATATTTGAGTTCGCTAATCACCTCCGCAACCTGCTTTACTCCGTCTGGTATCCAGAGCAGGTAAACGAAATCATGCCCACCGAGGAAAGCCTAAGCGACGACTTCGAGCAGGTTCGCAAGGAGGCTTACGATGAGGGCTACGAGGAAGGCGAAGCAGCCAACGCCAAGAGCGCGGAACTCATTTACGATGAGGGTCGCCAAGAGGGCTACGTAACAGCGGTAGCTGAAATGCGGGAAACCTATGAGCCACTCCTGAAAGCAGCAGCCAAGGATAGTGAGCGGCTGGACTGGGTTCTTTCTGATGCAGGAGGATTTTGGCTCAGCTCCCGTGAAGACATCGACAAAGAAATGGAGGAGTTAGCATGAGCTTTCTGATGGAAAGATTGCGCGAAGTTCAGCGCGAAAACGCCGAGCTGCATAAAAAGCATGAGGATGCGCTTAAACTCATGGGACTGGTGATGACGCAGCCAACGGATATCAGTGTTGCGCTGGCAAATGCCGAAAAGGAAAAATGGGTACAATGCGACCAACTAGAGGAAATGCGCCGCGACAAGGAGCGGCTGGACTGGATTCTTTCTGGTGCAGGAAGATTTTGGCTTAGCTCCCGTGAAGACATCGACCAAGCAATGGAGAGGTGCATATTCGACGACCTGAGCGATAAGCAGCGTCAACAAATCTGCCACGAACATGGACAACCTTCAGAATAATTGGAAACTTCATATATGAAGACTAACGAATCAGAATACAAAAGACTTGATGACCAACTACTCTCACTAATGACTCGCGTTCACGCCTTCCTCAAAGGGAGACTAACGCTAGGCGAACTAGGAGCAGCTGAAGAACGTGCTGAGATATTCAGGACTAATCAGGTCACGAACTACGACGAGGTTGCAGAGCGGGTAAATGAGGCTCAGATTGAACAAGAGAACGCTGAACTCCTCAAGGACAAGGAACGTCTGGACTGGCTGCTCTCAAAGGGTTTGGCTTGGAATGGTTGCTACAAGGGCGACTGGCGTGAAGGCGAGTGGATGTATGGCAACTCAACATTTAACTCAGATGCTCGCAATGACATCGACAAGGCAATGGAGGAAGCACAATGAGCGACAAAGGAACACATAGCCACAGTAACAGACACCGGATGCACGAACAGGAGACCGACGGCCTCATCGCAAAACTCGCAACCCGCATCCTCGAACTCGAAAAGATGAACAAGTCCTTGGGCTCCCAAATAGACGTCCTCGAGGACTACATCGGAAAAATCAGCCAAGAGCGCGACGAAGCCCTTATGCGGTTTGCTTCTCAAAACGCCCGGCTTTATCTTGACTCATCCCACAATCCAACCCTTATTAAATACACATACAAAATAAATGTCCCTCGAAGCCTCTAACCGCCCCCTCTTTAAGCCCGACACCGAAGCCGTTCTGGTTCGTGGTCTCAACGCCATGACACAGGCCAACGAGGTTCTTACGCAAACCAACGCCCAGCTTCGTCTTGATGTTGCTAAACTGGATGCTGAAATCGCAAAGCTAAAGGAGCGCCTGCTTGTAAACAACGTTGAAAAAGAGTAAGGTGACAAATCACTGACAAACTACGTCAACGCGCCTTGCGGGGGTGGTGGAACTGGTAGACACACAGGACTTAAAATCCTGCGCCTTTTCAATGGCTTGAGGGTTCGAGTCCCTCCCTCCGCACCAGCCTTCAATAAACTTAAAATCCGTTGGTTTGTTACCGCTCGACATAAAAGCCTGTTTTTCTTAGAATAATTTCAAATACATATCCGTTGCAATTTATTTGCATCTCTTGCAGAGGTGACAAATTAGTGGCAACACACGCCTATGGACTTACTATCACAAGACGAACTTAACACCGAAATGACCACCATTGGTCTCGGTCGCTACCGCAACAAGATTGAGGGAGCGAAACAGCGCGGTTCTGAGGCTGAGACGCCCTACGGCCAGCGGCTTATACGTGGAGCCCTCCCAGCCTTTGTTAAGGCCATCGACGCGGCCAAGAAGGGATGGGCCAAGCACAAGAACAAGGCTCGGTGGCAGATTGAGGTACTCGACACGCCGTCTGAGCGCGTTGGCTACCTCGTGATGCACACGGTTCTTAATAACCTACACAAGCAGCAGAAGCTCGCCAGTCTTTGTAACAAGGTAGGCAACTCCATCTTCTACGAGAAGAAGTGTGAGTGGACGGTCAGGAACAACAAGAAGGGTGAAGGTATCATCCTCGGAGCCAAGAGGCGTCGCGGCGAAACAGCCAAGAGAGCCCACGTCCGTGCGTCCGTAAAGCACGAAGTAGAGAAGGGTCTGATGGAAGGCTACGACAACTGGACGCGCCGGGATGTCATCGCTTGCGGCCTGAACCTAGTTGAGCTTCTCCGGGACACCACCGGGGTCATCGAGTATCGCAACATCCTAGAGGCTCGCCGTAAGGCGCCCACGCGCTACGTTACACCCTCGGACGAAACCCTAAATTGGATTGGGGATTTTAACTACCACAAGGAGCTACTGAGCCCCTTCTGGCTTCCGACCGTGGATACCCCAATGGAATGGAAGAACATATGGGAGGGCGGCTACAAGACCGACGACACGTCCCTCCCTAAGCTTCCCTTCATCAAGACTACAAACATGGAGTTCCTCCGCACCGTTGAGGGAAAGCTCGACGAGCCTATGGAGGCTTGTAACCTCATCCAGCAGACCCCTTGGCGTATCAACGACGAGGTACTGGCTACTATGGATTGGGCATGGCGCAACTCCGTAAAGGTCGGAGGACTCCCCAGCCGGGATGACGAGATAATCCCTGACGTTCCTAATGACTTCCACGAGAACGAAGACGCTAACCGCCGCTGGAGGCGTATGGCCGCTGGGGTTCACAAGCGCAATCTATCTACGCGTTCGCGCCGCTTGCTGCTTGCTAAGGTTTTATACCTAGCAGACAAGTTGAGCGGTAATCGTTTCTTTTATCCATCACATTGTGACTTTCGGGGCCGGGTTTACAACATCCCCGCGTTCCTCGGAGTCCAAGGCCCAGACGTTTGTCGTGGTCTTCTCAAGTTTGCCCGCCCTCAGCGTATCAAGACAGACGAAGATATGAAGTGGCTGTCTATCCAAGGCGCAAACACTTGGGGCTACGACAAAGTAACACACGAAGAACGTGTGGCTTGGGCTTCTGACTTTGCCAAGGACGCGCAGCGTATCGCCGCAAATCCAACAAAAGAACTACTATGGACGGAGGCTGACGACCCTTGGCAATTCCTTTCTTGGTGCTTCGAGTGGGCCACCCTGCACAACACAGGGAAACTCGACAGCTACCTCCCGGTAAACATGGACGCATCTAACAACGGGCTACAGATTCTCTCCATGTTGACCCGCGACGAGTTTGGCATGGCGGCAACTAATGTACTGCCCACCGACCGCCCTGCTGACATCTACGCTACAGTAGCCCAACAAGCGGAACTCATCCTAAAGGAGCAGGCAGACGCGGGCTGTCCAATCGCTACAGCTTGGCTTGCCTTTGGGCTCAACCGGAAGACCACCAAGCGTCCTGTTATGTGCTACAGCTACGGTCTTACCGAGTACAGCAACCGCGCTTACATCGACGACTGGTACGGGGAGCAGATTCACGACGAGGGGCGCACTAAGCCCTTTGACGACGATGACCGCTACCCTGCCATCAACATCCTCGCAAAAGCGGTCTGGAAGGGCATACAACGCGTCCTAGACCGCCCTAAGCAGTGTATGGACTGGTTCCAAGAGTGTGCAGGTATCTTGGCCGCTGACGGCAAACCCCTGTCATGGGTAACGCCAAGCGGCTTTCCGGTACACCAAGAGTATTTCAACTTCCAGAGCCAAGACGTGAAGACATGGATTAGCGGAAAAGCTACCCACGTTCGCTTCCGCGAGGAGTCCGACAAACTTAGCAAGACCCGCCAGAAGAATGGTGCGAGTCCTAACTTTGTCCACTCATTGGATGCAGCCGCGCTCCACAAGACAATCATCAGAGCCAATAAGGAGGCTGGTATTTATGACTTCGCTTTTATTCACGACAGCTACGGGACACACGCCACCGGATGCGAGGCGCTCGGTAGGGTTCTTCGCGATGTGTTTGTTGATATGTTTAGTGTTGACCTCTTGCGACAATGGCAACATCAACTATCACAACAAGGCGTCGAACTCCCAGAGCCACCAGAATACGGCTCCGCCGACATCTCCCGACTCAAAGAGAGCACATATTTTTTCAGCTAAGGAATGCTGAGAAACACCAAACAGTAAAACACCAAACAGTAAAACACCGAAGAAAGGTAATAATACAGATGGCAAAGACAGTATATACAACACCAAAGGGCAAGGCAGTATGGCCTCGCATCGACACACCAGACACCAAGTTTGACGAGGACGGCTTGTTTAGCTGCAAGCTCCACGTCTCCGAAGAAGACTTCACAGCCTTCAACGCTCAAATCAGTAAGGTAGTCGAAGCGGCATATGACGCAGAGTGCCGGGAAGCAGGTAAGAAGCTGCGCCGCGCCTCGTCAACGCCCATCCGCGTAACCGAAGACGGTGACTACGAAATCTTCGCAAAGCAAAAGGCGAAGGTTCACACCAAGTCCAAGGGAACGCTGGAGTTCAACATCGCTTGCTACGACAGCAAGGGTCAGAAGATTGAGACGCCGCGCATCGGTAACGGTTCCGAACTCAAGATGGCCGTAGAGGTCAACACTTGGTTCGTTCCCAGCCAAGGCTTCGGCTACACGCTCCGTCTCCGCGCCGTTCAGATTATCGAACTGCTTGAGTTTGGTAACGAGTCCGGCTTCGGGTTCTCCGACGAGGGTGACACCTTCGTGGGCTCCGGTGAGTCCTTCAACGATACATTCCAAGCAGATGAGGAAGCGAAGACAGCGGGCGTACCGTTCTAAGTTTCGCTCTAAGTTCGAGGAAATGGTGGCGTCTGCCCTTAAACGGGTGGGCGTCGCCTACTCCTACGAATCCGAGCGTTACAAGTACACCAAGGAGGCCACCTACACTCCCGACTTCATACTGCCTAACGGAGTTATTGTAGAGGCCAAGGGGTACTGGACATCGAGCGACCGCACCAAACACCTCCGGGTGCGGGAATGCAACCCAGAACTGGATATAAGATTTTGTTTTCAACGAGCGAGCAACACACTCAACAAGACCAGCAAAACCACCTACGGACAGTGGTGCGACAAGCACGGCTTCCAGTGGTGCGAGGGTCAAATACCAATCGAATGGACGAAGAGCTAACGGCTATCGCCACACACCAACCCTGCCCCGATTGTGGGAGCAGCGACGCACTAACAATAAACTCAGACGGTAGCACCAAATGCTATTCGTGTGGCCTTTTCACACCCAAGGCCAAAGGAGACACCACCACACAACACATGACACAAGAGACCACCACATCACCACACGGATTCGTTCAAGGAAAGTTCATGGAGATTGCCCCACGGGGAATCCATAAAGACACCTGTATCAAGTTTAGCTACCAAGTAGGAGAGCTTAACGGAAAGCCCTGCCACATCGCTAACTACCGCAACATGGACGGGACTCAGGTGGCTCAGAAGTACCGCTTCGCCGACAAGAGCTTCCACTGTAACGGGAATCCTAATTACTTTTTCGGTCAGAACCTCTGGCCAAACGGTGGTAAGAAGCTGGTAATCACCGAGGGCGAAATTGACGCCCTGACCGTAAGCCAAGTGCAAGGAAACAAGTGGCCTGTAGTGTCGCTCCCGAGCGGTGCTCAATCGGCCAAGAGTATCTTCAAGCGTCAGTTAGAGTGGCTAGCGCAGTGGGAAGAAGTCGTCCTAATGTTTGACGAGGACAAGGCAGGGCGGGAAGCAGCAGAAGCAGTGGCTCACATCCTCCCGGCTGGTAAGTGTAAGATTGCTCGCCTTAGCGGTAAAGACCCCAACGAGATGCTTCTGGCTGGCAAAGCTGACGAGGTCATCCGTGCGTTCTGGGACGCTAAGGTATGGCGACCCGACGACATCGTGGACGGGACTGAGCTATACGAACGCCTCACCACCCCGAAGCCTAACGACAGCATCCCCTACCCCTTCCAAGGGCTCAACAACCTTACTAGGGGGTTACGCAAGGGTGAGATTGTTACCTTCTGCGCGGGTTCTGGTATCGGTAAGTCTCAAGTGTGTAAGGAAATTGCCCTACACGTCCTCAAGTCCACTAACCGCAAGCTAGGCTTCATCGCTCTGGAGGAGTCCATCGAGCGCACCGCTAACGGAATCATTGGCCTTGAGATGCAACGCCCCTTGCACCTTGAGCCCTTCGAGGCCGACGAGAAGTACAACGAAGCCTACAAGAACACCGTGGGCTCTGGCCGCTTCTACCTGTACGACCACTGGGGTTCTCTGGACTCCGACAATC